TTGATCTGAGGATTTTCTATAATTTTTTTCTTGGTCAAACTGACCCATATGCCATCATAAAATCCATTACGCATGCATTCTGTGCCAAACTTTTGTAGAGCTAATCTGGGAGTTACTGTGCTGCCCACTTCTTTGCTCCAATAAGCATCGGGCTGTTCTCTCCAAGCTCTGCTTTCATCTGTTTTACCATCCAGCAATTGTCTATCCCAATCGAACATTTGAGCCACAGCATCTTTGAGTTTGTCAGCAAAAGATATTTTTTGAAAATTGTGTTGTTCAACCAAGCAATCAGCAATGGTATCTTTTCCACTGCCTATTAATCCGCAAATTCCGATAATCATATTAAAGCACTATTGTACTTTAAGTTTATGCCAATGTCAATGAAATATTAACCGATTGTGAAACTGTAACCTTTGCCACCAGCAATCTGTGTTGCCAATTCTTGGTCTAATTTGTCCATTTCTGCTTGTGCTTCGGCTTTTAATGTGTCACCATTCAGTGTGGTTCCACCTTGTGGTCCTGCCACAGTGTTGAATTTAGATCTGGCTTCACCCAGCATGTATTTGCATTGTGCCAATGTCCAACTTTTGATCCATTCTTTGGATTTGTAATCTAAAAATAATTGACTGTCAGGTCTATAATTGTAAGCAAACAACATCAATGTTTCATTTGATCTGGGTCTTTGTAATAATGTTAAAACTTTAGTCACAGGATTCCATTTGAATTCTATAAAAGCACCAAACATTCTACCCACCATTTCCTGATATTGAGCAAACATATCATAAGTGGCCAACCCGCCCATGTTAGAACTTGCCAAAAGATAAGTGTTGGTGTAAGCTAGATTGAAAGGTTCAAACACTGTGCCGCCATCTCCACCACCGCTTCGAGATCCAACAGATCTTCTAAAAATTTGACGCACTTCAATGACTTCATTGGGCAATGTGTAACTGTTTTCATCTGGAATAATAGGCAAAAACAAGTAACTTTCTTCCACTGAATTATCTGATCTTTGACGATATCTACCCAAAGCACGACTTAACGCCACTTCATAGTGTGCAGGGTCTAATTCAACCTCTACCATACCACCGCCCAGCATGGTTTTTACGAAGTCAAATATCTCTTGTTTTTGTGTTTGTAATTCGCTCATTAAAGGGTTCCTATAACATATTTAGCACTAGACACAGCATGAATAAATATACGCATGCCCAGACTCAGTTTATATAAGCCCGAAAAAGGTGATGATTATACATTTTTAGACCGTAATATAGCAGAAATGTTCACGGTGGGAGGCACCGATGTTTTTGTACACAAATACCTTGGACCTGTAAATCCCGATGAAGAAAATGCCACAGCCACTCAGCCTAGATATGATGCTGTGAAAGAAACTAATATTCAAGACCTGTTATTTTTAGAAAATAGAGATAGAAAATACGATCCCAACATTTATCAAATCAGAGGGATTTACAATGTGAATGACATTGACTTTGACATGAGTCAATTTGGATTATTTTTACAAAATGACACAATATTTTTAACAGTTCATATCAATGCTTCGGTTAAAACCATTGGTAGAAAATTGATGGCTGGAGATGTGATAGAATTGCCTCATTTAAAAGATCAATTCGCACTGAATGATTACAAAGTAGCATTGAAAAGATTTTATGTGATACAAGATATAAACAGAGCAGCAGAAGGTTTTTCACCCACTTGGTATCCTCATTTATATAGATTAAAACTTAAACAAATAGTAGACAGTCAAGAATTCAAAGAAATATTAGATTTACCTGCTGAAGAAGGCAGTGAAAATACTCTTAGAGACGTATTAAGCATTTATGAAAAAGAGATGCAAATCAACAATGCTGTGATAGCACAAGCAGAAGCAGACACAGGTAAGAGTGGTTATAACACCAAACATTTGTACACATTACAAGTGGACGATAAAGGTAAACCCGAATTAGTTACCACAGATATTAACACATTGGATGCCAGCACTGCTAATGAAATGGCAGATAGAATCAATCAGACACCAGATAGAAATGGTTATGATGGGTATCTATTAGGTGATGGTTTTGCTCCCAATGGCGAAGTGTTTGGTCACGGAATAGGATTTCCTTTAGGTGCTGCCAAAGGTGATTATTTTTTAAGAACAGATTTTTTACCCAATAGATTGTTTAGATATGATGGCACACGTTGGGTTAAAATGGAAGACGCTGTGCGTATGACTTTGAACAACTCTAATACTAGAAATACACAAAAAATGGGATTTGTAAACAACACAAACACTACCACAGTGGCTGGACAAACCATTGAACAAAGACAGAGTTTATCACAAGCACTTAAACCTAAAGCGGACAATTAATCATGAGTCAATTTTTTTACGACGGACAAATACGTAGATACATCACTCAAATTGTGAGATTGATGAGTAACTTTGCCTACAAAGATGGCAAAGGTGAATTAAAAACCATACCAGTAATGTATGGAGATCTAACCAGACAAGTGGCCCATATTATTAGAGACAACAGTGAAAATAAAATACCCAGTGCTCCACGCATGGCTGTGTACATAACTTCTTTGGAAATGGACAGAAGTCGCACAGCTGATGCTACATTTGTGAGTAAAATTCATGTGAGAGAAAGAGCATTTGATGAGAATAATGAAGAATATCTAAATGTTCAAGGAGCCAACTACACTGTGGAAAGATTAATGCCTACTCCTTATACTTTGGGAGTTAGTGTGGACATCTGGTCTACAAATACAGATCAAAAATTACAAATATTAGAACAAATATTAATGTTGTTTAATCCCAGTCTTGAACTTCAAACCACTGACAATTATATAGATTGGACCAGTTTAACTGTGTTGGATCTTAATGGAATAACATTTAGTTCGAGAGGTATTCCTACAGGAACTGAAAGTGAAATAGATATTGCCACATTACAATTTACCACTCCAATTTTTATTAGTGCTCCAACCAAAGTAAAAAAATTAGGAGTAATTACAAAAATTATCACAAGTATTTTTAATGAAAAAACAGGCAATATTGATTTAGGAATGAGCATGCCTGAGATGAAAGCATATTCAGACGAACCCACTGATACTGCCAGAGCAGATATCAATACCACTGCTGATGGCAGTGTAAATACCAGCAAAGTGGTAAGAACTGATGCTGATTCAGTGATTGGAACCACAATCAGTGATTGGGATATTATTGTGTTAGGAAATGTTGCACAAATTATCGACAAAGGCGTAGTAGGAACAACCAATTGGAGAAAAGTATTAGATGCATATCCATGAATTTATCAAGCAGGTATCAGTAGAATACTTTTAGAACGTTCTGATATGGATAGCACTATATCAGGAACCATTGCTTTGAACAGCTTGAATGAAAATCAATTAATTATTATTTGGGATATAGATACCATCCCAACCAACACGCTGATCAATGGAGTAACCAACAGAGGCACAGTGGACTATATCGTAGATCCAACCACATACAATCCTACCAGCATAAAAAATTCAGGAGTAAGATTATTATTATTGAATGACATTGGATCTATATCCAATACTGATGGAGCCGATGCTTGGAAAAACATAGACACTTCTGATCTTGTGGCAGGAGCCAACGATATTATTGAATGGGATGGATCACGTTGGAATATAATATTTGATGCTAGTGCCAATTCTAACACTGAAGATTCTGCAATTGAATTAACTTATACTACCAATCTTAACACAGGTGTTCAATACAAATGGGACGGCGCAGCATGGTTATTGAGCTTTGAAGGCGAATATCGCAAAGGAACCTGGAACCTAAGTCTATAGCATAATTATTTGTATGACCAATAAGAAAATCATTGGCTGCGGAGCCTTGTTCTATAATTTGGATACCCAAAGATTTTTGTTCTTACACAGAACTCAAAGTAAACAATCTAATGTGTGGGGATTAGTAGGTGGTAAAAACACTGATGAAGAAACACCGTGGGAATCTTTAAAAAGAGAAATCAGTGAAGAAATTGGTTCTGTAAATATTATTAAAACCATACCATTAGAAACTTTTGTGAGTAATGATGAAAATTTTTTATATCATACATATCTGTGTGTGGTAAAAAATGAGTTCATTCCTAAATTAAATGAAGAGCACGATGGATATGCTTGGGTAGTGTTTGGAAAATGGCCAAAGCCTTTGCATCAAGGATTAAGAAACACACTTCAAAACAAAACTAATCAAATGAAACTGGAAACAGTTTTCAAGATGTTAAAATTTCTATAATGATCAAAATAATCGGCGATATAATGCTGGATCGTTGGATCGTAGGCACTGCTGATCGCATGTCACCTGAAGCACCTATTCCTATTTTATTAGAACAAAATCAAAAAGTTTCTCCAGGTGGTGCTGCTAATTTAGCAGTGAATGTGGCTGCCATTTACAATGATGTGCAATTGTATGGAGCAGTGGGCAAAGATACAGATGGATACGGGTTGGTTAATTTATTAAAAAACAGCAATGTGTTTCTATCCATAGCAGAAGATGCTCCTATTACCACTACAAAAATAAGATTAGTTGAACAAAGGGGTCAGCACATACTGCGTTGGGATAGAGAAAAACAATATACCAAAGACAGTTGTTTATCTCAACTGTTACTTTCTCTCACAGAAAAAAGCATGGTATTAATCAGTGATTATGCCAAAGGAGTTATTAAATCACACACAGTAAAAAGTATTTTAGAAAAAACTCAGTGGGTACTAGTAGATCCTAAACAAAGTGCTGACTATTATGATGGAGCATTTTTAGTAAAACCCAATATGAAAGAATATGAGTCTTGGAATGGTGCGTTTGATGTAGATTCAGCTGCAAAATTTGCTCAAACACACCGTTGGTCATGGCTGGTGATCACTGATGGAGCCAAAGGTATTCATATTGTTTCCAAAGAAGGATCATACTCACATGTGAAAGAACCTGTGAGAGAAGTGGCAGATGTCACAGGAGCAGGAGACACTGTGTTGGCCGTGATAGCATATGGTATCAAGCGAGGCATGACGGTGCCACGTGCTTGTGAATTGGCTTGTTATGCTGCGGCAAGAAATGTGGAAAAATTTGGTGTTGTGCCTGTCACCAAAGAAGATTTAAACAAAGGAGTAGTATGGACCAATGGAGTGTTTGATATACTGCACACAGGACATTTGGAATTGTTAAAGTTTGCTAGAAATCAAGGTAAAAAATTAATAGTGGGTATAAATGATGATACCAGTGTGCATAGATTAAAAGGTGAGGGCAGACCAGTAAATGATTATGCCATAAGAAAACGTCAATTGGAAATGTTGCCTTGGGTGGACGAAGTGGTAATATTTGCTGAAGATACTCCACAAAGAATCATAGAAGAAATTAAACCAGACATCATTGTTAAAGGTGGGGATTACACAGTGGCCACCACAGTGGGCAATGAATTGGCACAAGTGATTATATTTCCCACAGTGGAAGGATTTTCCACCACAAAAATTATAGATAGATTGCAATCATGAGAATATTAATCACAGGACACAAAGGATTTATAGGTCAAAATCTATTTAAATATTTGGTGCATAAAGGACACACAGTGGAAGGATATGATTATATTCCCAATGTGTTTCCAGATCCAGCCAAATATGATCAAGTGATACATTTGGGTGCTATCAGCAGCACCACCGAAACAGATGTGGAAAAAATAATGATTCAAAATTTTGAATTTAGTTATAGACTATTTCAGTTGTGTGATATGTCTGGAGTTAATTTTCAATATGCCAGTTCAGCCAGCGTGTATGGACAAACTAAAAATTTTAAAGAAAGTGCTGCCATGTCTCCTCAAAGTGCTTATGCTTGGAGTAAATTTTTATTCGATAGAATGATCAAATCTGTTCCTTACAATGAATATAACATATTAATACAAGGATTTAGATATTTTAATGTGTATGGAGCATATGAAGATCACAAAGGAAACCAAGCATCACCAGTTTCAAAATTTATTCAACAAGCTCAACAAACAGGAGTAATTAAAATTTTTGAAAAAAGTGAAAATTATCAGAGAGATTTTGTGTGCGTGGATGATGTTTGTGACGTACATGAACAAATGCTAAACAAAGATGTGAGTGGTATTTTTAATGTAGGCACAGGAATACCTGTGAGTTTTGCTGCTGTGGCAGAAATGATTGCTAAAAAATATAATGCTCGTATAGAATTAATACCCATGCCTGATCAATTGAAAGCACAATATCAAAGTTACACTTGTGCTGACATAGATTTATTAGAGTCTCATGTGAATATAAAATTTAAAACTATAAAAGAATATCTTGATTTAAATGACTAAAAGATTGTTTACATTTGGTTGTAGTTATACCAATTATTATTGGCCCACTTGGGCTGACATGTTGGGTACTACTTATGATCATTATGAAAATTGGTCTGTGCGCGGTATAGGCAATAGAGGCATAGTAGAAAGATTGTCTGAATGCTTATTAAAAAATAAACTGACCAAAGATGACACAGTGATTGTGCAATGGACAGATTTTCATAGACACGATATTCATAATAAAAAAGAATTTCAAGGTTGGCGTGCTGGTGGTAATGTTTTAATTCACGAAAAAGATGTCCCCAATAGTTTTATATTAAAATATTGGGATGAATTCAGTTATATCATGCACACAATGAATTTTATAAATTTAGGTATTAATTTATTAAAAAATCAATCATGTGTTTGGTTTATGACCAGTTCTACTGATCTTACAAAAGATATCAAACAGTATCCAGAATTAAATTTTTATAAGAAATTGTTTGATGAAGATGTTTGGATTGATCCTATTCAACGGTTTGTTGACACATTAGGATACACAGGAATAGACTCCATGTTTTTAACCTATAGTAAAACATTTAAAAATTATGTAAAAGAACAAGTGAGAGATCTTCATCCTACTTCTCAAATATATTTAAAATGGTTGGAAAAATATGTGGTACCAAAATTAAAAATAACATTGGATAACCAATTTATAAACACCATTAGATCAGAACAAATCAAATCATTGGATTTGACCAATATGGATCGATTCAAACACTTAAATTGGCTGGAAGATCAACACAATGGAAACAGTTTATAATCAATGTTGCTGTGTATCAAAACTGAATAACTTAAATAAAATATTATGTTTAAATTGGGTGAATTAGAATTACTGCCTTTGTTTGCTGTACCTGTGGGTAAAATTGCCATGAAACAAGTCACTACAGAAATAAAAGATTTTTTAATCAATCATGAAGATGTTATTGTAAGACCTATGAGTACATCTACCAATCGTAATTTAAATATTTTAGACAATCCTATTTGTGCTCCATTAAAAAAAGAAATCACAGAACAAGTGCATGCATTTTTGCACAATTGTTTGGGAGTATCAAAAAAATTAGATTTTAGAATGACCAACAGTTGGGTTTCAAGACAGGATCCGGGCAAAGATTGTTGGATGCACTCGCACAGCAATAGTTTATTAAGTGGAGTATTGTACCTACAATCCACAGCAAATTCTGGCAGAATAATATTTCATAAAAGAAAACATTTTGATAATGTGTTTTCTGAAACATTGGATATTACTATCACTTCTCCCAATCCTATCACTGGTAATGGATGGCCTGTGGATCCTACTCAACACAGTATGGTGATGTTTCCATCCAATTTGGAACATTCAGTAGAGATTAATAACAGCGATCAAGTGAGATATTCTGTGGCATTTAATTTTTTTGCTTATGGAGTATATGGCTATGATAATGTCGTACAATTGGAGATAAAATGATAATCAATAAAGAAGGCAAAGTAGATAAAGGTTGGGGTTACGAAATTATTTGGGCCAGCAATGAACAATATTGTGGCAAAATAATGTGTTTCACACGCAAAAATGCCAAGTTTAGCATGCACTTTCATAAGAATAAAGATGAGAGCTGGTTTGTGAATGAAGGCAATTTTAAATTGCGTTGGATAGACACACAAAATGCCACGTTATTAGAAAAAGAATTAAAACCAGGAGACACTTGGAGAAACAGTCCGTTAATGCCACATCAACTGGAATGTTTGAGTGATTTTGGCAGCGTGACTGAAGTGAGCACTGCTGATGACCCCAACGATAATTATAGAATTATCAGAGGTGACAGTCAATCCAAAGAAATAGTCGCCAATAATATTGAAAAATAATTACGCTTGAGCTTCACCCCAACGCAAAATAATGTTGGCAGTGGCAGTTGTACCTGATACTTTGTAAACGTTAATGGCCAACACGTCAGGACCATTTGGAAATGCTCCTCGGCCACCAATAGTGGTTGCAGTTAATTCTTTTAATTCAACCAATGATAATGTGTCTGTGCTGCCTGGGTTTGACACAAATGAAAATACTGTCTCTCCTGGCAATGCATAAAGAGCTCCAAATTGGAAAATGGGAGTTGCACTTGCTGCAATTGTGGTCGTACTTGATTGAGTAAATGAAACTCTGTATACTGTGGTACCTCCAAATATTCTTGTGGTCACAGCGTTTACCGAAGTACCTGCTGGAAATCCTGTGTAAGAACTGGCCACTCTGGTTCCCACTGTGGCTCCTGAAGACAACCAACTGGTAGATGTAAAGAATAGATAACTGGTGGTGGTATAAGTGGCTGCCGATCCTGTGGCTGTCACAGTAACAGTAATATCTTGACTGGCACCACTCACAGATGTTAGATTGGCCGGAGCACTCATCACAATACGTGTGTGTGACACTGAGTTAATAGTAATGTAACCTGTTGTTATGGTTGTTATGGTTTGAGCTCCACTGATGAAACTGTTCACGGTGTAAGTCAATCCAGTTGGTGTTCCTGCTGTGGTTGTTATACCCCCTCCACCAAGAGTGGCTGATAGTGTAAATGTAGTTGAACCATTAGTGGTCACAATGTAATACAGATTGCCTGTGGAATATCCTGATATACTACCACTGCCACCAATGGTGCCAGTGATTCTCACAGTCATATTCACAAATAATGTGGTTGAATCACAAGCAAATTGACCACCGGTGCCTGTTGTGGTCACATTGCTTAATGTAAAAGTGCTTGAGTTTCCTATGCTTAAAATATCTCCCACAGCAATACCTGTGCCTGTGTAAGAAGAATCTGTGATTAAAAAATCTGATCGAGTAGTATTCAATGCTGAACCGTATGTGGCTGTGGCAGCACTGGTTCTGGTCACTGTAACATTATTTCCTGTTCCTGCCACACTGGTAGCTGTGCCATTAGTACTCATCACTATTCTAGCATACACAGTTCCTGCAATAGTGGTGTAACTAGGAGATATAGAAGAAACAGTTTGTCCACCAGTAATAAAAGTTACAGCAGACAATAAATCATTACTTAATATTGCTGTGGAATATTGTGTTTGAGGAAATAAGAAATCTGATCTAGCAGCACTGATTGCTGTGTTGTATCTTGCTGCCATAGAGCTGGTAAATGTCACAGTGATGTTGGCTCCATTGTTGGTAGCGGCTGCTGGTGAAAGAGCGTTGGCAACAGCACTCATAACAATTCTTGTGTAAGGTGTTCCAGCCAATGTGATAAAATTTCTAGTCACAGAAGAAATAGTTTGACCACTTGTGATGTATGTGGTGGCTGATATGGTATCTCCCGCTGCCAATGGAGTGGTCAAAGCATCATAAGCAGCAGTGGTAATTAAAAAATCTGTTCTAGTATTGGACAATGCTGAATTGTATGTGGTTGATGTGGTTGTAGCAAAAGAAGCTGCTGATGCTGTTTGAGTCACAGCACTGAATGATGTGGCAGTTAAACTGGTTGTGCTGGCAGCAAATGATTTTGCTGTTAATGTGTTAGTAAATTGTCCTTGCACTGTGGCTGTTGTGGTATAGTTACTTCCTCCCCACGTCACTGAACCCCCCGAAGCAATTTGAGCAAAACTTGGTTGTCCTCCTGATGCTTGTGAACTCAATCCGTTCCAAGTGATCAACGTAGGATCAGTAGGATAATTTGAAGCATTTAAAACTCCTTCTATAACGATAGCACCTGCTGTTGGAGTTGAACCTGCATAGGTTAAAGTAACACCATATGTTCCACTGGCTCCTACACCTGTGGTGAATGTGGGTGCTGTGCTGCTGAATGTGCCAGATCCACCTGCCAAATACCAGTTTTTAACTGTGTTAAAAACATAAGAATAATACAATCCTGAAGTGGCAGTTCCACCCGAAGTCCATGCGTTGCCTTGGAATGGATCTACTCCTGGAGTGTCTGATGTCACTGATATTGATCCCAATAATAATTGAGCTCTGTTTAGTAATTCTCTTTCTCCCAAATCTCCCACAGTGGCATTGGAAACCGAAGGAGCCAAACGTATTAAGAATGCTGTTTTTTTCTCCAATGTTACTGACAATGCTGTGGCAGCATAGTTGAAGATATAACCACGATCACTGTCAAATTGACCATCAATCATAAATGCTGATCCCCAGTGACTGATGATTGGAGTCACAGTGTTGCTGACTAATATCACTCCAGCTCTAACCAAATGTGAAGTGGCAGATCCACCAGTGAATGTTCTTTGAGATCCTGCCACAAATTGACTTAAAGTGGCTGCTCTGGTACATCCTGTTAGTGATGTGTTGGTTCTTCCAGTGTATCTAATCAATTCATTGTCAATGATCACAGTACCTGCATCAGGAAACCAATAAGTGGAATCCAAAGGTATAATAGTAACTGAAGAATTAATAGCAGCAGACAATCGAGTTGGTGTACCTTCGTTGATAACTTCATAACGCACTGGTTGGTTACCTGTACGCATGTATGCTTCAGAGTTAACGTTGGAATTACGGAATCTATGAGCAAATGTGTAATTACCTTCAGATCCTCTCAGCATAAAATCAATAAATCCTGCACCATACCATGTGTGTTGAATTCCTATCATTTGCATTTTGGTCACATCGATGTTGTATCCTGATGGTCCAGAACCATTCAATTGATCTTGATTCCATGCTTCTTGAGGCACCAATATATCAACAGTTTTACAAACTTTAACATTGGCAACATCTGCCACGCCTCTAAAATCTGGAGCCACAGTCAGAGAAGTGTCACTACTGATCACAGTGACCACGTGACTCATTCCTTTGATAACAATTCTATCACCAGCTGCTAATTGTTGAGTGAATCTTGTGTTGGTACCAGTGACCAAATTATTGTTGGCAGCAATATTAACAGTTCCAGTAATTTGGAATGTGCTGGATCTTCTTCCCACAGCCATTCTAATTCCATCATACTGCCAGAACATACCGTTCTGATCATCAAATATACCAGCTCTGACTGTGGCTCCATGCCAGTTTTTCACAGACATTTGACACTGACTGCTTAATACAGCCGAAGTTGCTCCTAAAACTTTATTTGCTAAAAATCTAAATGTTCTTTCATCCACAATGTCTGAAACTGTGTACACTCCATTGAATCCTGAAGTGCTAACTCCGGAAATAGCCACCTGAGCACCTACCTGACATCCGTGATCAGTGTCATCAGTGACCACAGTTACCACTGAACCCACTGAGGTTGCTGCAGCAGTTAAACTGCGTAAATCATAACTGGGAGCAAATAGAGCTCCTGTATTGTACATTACACCTTTACCTGATTGATAACGTATGTATTTTTTACTCATACGTATTGCTGTGGAACCGTGTGCTGGTCCACCTGTGCCTAATTGTACTCCACCATCGAATGGTCTGTGTACAAAATAACTGTCTGGTCTGGCATAAACCACTCCAGTCAATGTGTTTACTATAGAACCTGCTGCTCTGGCTGTGTATCTAATTGTGGTTGGAGTTGGAGTTTGTTCCACATAATATGCTCCAGATGCCAATTGAGCATTGGTTCCTGAGCTGCTGATAGATACTGTGATACTGTCCCCTGGAACAAATCCGTGATTGGAAGCAAAAGTTACTTGAATGGTAGCAATAGCAGAATATGTTATGCTGCTGGCACTGGCAATTTGAGCACTGGTCGGAGTGTTGATTGTGATAGCACTGATGAAATTTTTGCTTGGAGGAGTTACCACTGTGCCTGCAACGGACACGCTGGTGATTTGACCTCCTGGAGTAAGTGAAGACACTTGAATAGTAGCATTGCCACCACCACCAGTGATGGTGATAGTTTCACCCACAGAATAGGTTTGACCAGGAGCCAATGGAGTCACGGAAGTGATCACTCCCAAACCATCTGTGACAATATTTACTGTAAGTCCTGTGCCCGAAGCTGATGCAGTGGTAGCTACACCTGAAGCATCACTGTACCCTGTGCCTCCCACCAAAGATGAATTATTCAATGAGCTCACAAGATTTTTAGGATCAGCTGAAACCACAGTGATGGTGGCATTATTAGCGGGAGTAGTTCCTTCCAAATTAGCGCCAACGATTGTGACAGTGTCACTAGCTGTGTATCCTGTGCCTGGATTGGTTGACGAAACACTGTAAATTCCACCACTTCTGGACACAGTGAACACTGCACCAGATCCTGAGCCTGATGTGGCAGCTTGTGTTAAACCTGTGTATGTGGCAGATGATCCTATGATGGCTGATGTTAATGCTCCACTCAAACTCACGGTGTTACCTGTGACATCAGTGATCAATACACCTACACCATCTCCTCGATCAAATATTAACCCAGGACTGATATCAGTAGTTGTATCTACAACCAGCGTTGCATCACCAATATTGGCCAATGTGGTCAATGTGGTACTTGCTGCTGTGCCACCCGGACCTGTCACTGCTGTGACTTGAGTTCCAGACACTATGCCTGATCCTGTTAAAGGAGCACCTATGGGAGCAGGTGTACCGGTGAATCCAATGAAATCATTTCCAGATGCTGTGATAAGACTGGTGGTCATTGTGCCTGTGGATCCTGCTGAGTAAACTGAAAAAGTAGCAGATCCCACTCCAGCACCGGTGTAATATCCAGCTCTTCTTAATTGAGTATATGTGGAAGCCAACACTTGTCCATTGGAGGTACCCACTTTAGATTTTGCATAAAATTTAAATGAATTTGTATCAGAAACTTCACTAATTAAAAAACTTCCTTCAGCACGACCAAATCCTGAAATAGAGTTAGCCAATGCTTTGATAGTGAATGGTGATCCCACAGAAAGACCATGTGAAGACAGTGTGGTCACTGTGATTAAACTGGATCCAACTCCACCTGTAGCAGTTGATGCATCTGTTGTGACGTTGGTCACAGCAATATCTGATCCTGGTATTTCATACAATGATGGATAGTTTCTCATCAATGATAATGCTTGCCATTTGGTAGGTTGCAATCCATATTCAAAGTCAGCATCCAACATGGATTGTGGTATACCCACTTTCATTCTTTCCATAGCATCTGTGGCTATAGGATTTAATCTCACCGTTTGTTCTGCTTTTTCTACAAATATTTGAATGTTGTCAGTAACCATCATGTTACTGGTGTCCACATCAAATGTTATGGTGGTAATTTTATCCGTGCCGTACAATGCTCCTGGAAAATCACTGTCATAATTTTCAGAATATGTGACTTCAGCTGCTGAAGCCGGATCAGCAAAACTGTACATGATTTGATTTCTAGATGTGTTGGTTATTAACAAGAAATCTTTTAATTTATAAAATCCTGGTATTTTGACATATCCTCTGTTGGATAACACTGCTGGCAAATATGTTACTCCACTTTCAATCACATCCAATATAGTGTTGCTGAGTTCTTTTAATCTGGTAGGAGCAAAAGTTTCTACAGTGATATTGTTGTCAATCACTTGACTGATTGCTGTTTGATAAGGAGAAAAAGAAGCGTTGCTCCAAATGTAATTGTCAATCAAATCTCTTATAAAAGTATGAGCATATATTTCAGGATCACGACTGCCATCCACTTGAGGCACTCCATTTTCCCAATATTTGCTGGCATTAAAAACTGTTTGTCTATTACCGCCATGTTTTAAATCAGTGATGTAACCTTCCAATATGTAACTCACATCACGTTTGCATTTTTCTGAATTGTATGTGTAATAAACGTAGGGACTGATATCGTTGTCCACATTGTATTGAATATATGCAATAGCTTCTTCTTGAATAAATCTTTTGTTGGATTCTAATAATGAAATAGCATTAGGCATTAATCCACCATTTTGTGAATTTGGAACCACTGCAGTAGGCAATGCACTCAGTCCATCGTCAATGGTATCAATAACAATATTGGCCAATGTGGTCACTCGTGTAACACCAGCAGCTTCACCGTTGTTATTGGTTGTGACTTGTTCTTCTGCTAATTGATAATTGGCATGATATTTGTTTAATAAGATATAATTTGTGATAAGATCTCTAACAAATGTTTGAGTTTGAACTTCTACTTGATAATTGTTTACTTGAATAACTCCTAATATTTGATATCTAGATGCTGTGTAATAAGTGGATGAATTTCCACCGTAAGTCAAATCATAAATGTAACTATCAATCACGTATTCAGTGTCTCTAGAACATTTTGTTTCATCATAAGTGTAACCCACATACAAAGAATTATAATTGGAAACAATGCTGGTCAATCCAGACAATCCATCAGTGATCAAATAAACAACAATGTCAATTAAAGTTTGAAATCTTGTGATTCCACCTGCTTCAGCAGCAGTGCCTGAAGTATTTTGAGTGGCAACCACAGGTGATTGTAAAGTGGTCCAAACAGTTTTTGTAAAAATATAATTAGTAGCTAAATTTTTTATGAATGAATAAACTGCTGCTTCTTGAGTGGGATTTAATAATTGAGGATCACCGTTCAACCAATATTGTCTTCCAATTCTAATAGTTTCAGCATTACCACCACCAGCCAAATCAATCAACCAAGCATCAACCAAATATCCTATATCTCTTTTACATTTGGTTGCATCGTAGATATATCCCACAAAAGGTGCTGTGTTACTTGCTACCTGATTAGCAATCCAAGCAGTGGCTTCTTCTTTGATAAAATTTTTATTGTTGGTCAAAAGAGCAATGGTATTAGGATATGCTGCGGGAGGTGAACTGGGAGTGCCTGAAGCAACTTGCAAATATTCCATCACTTCAGCAATGATATAATCCTTGTTGGCAGTGATTAAATTCACAGTGTTGGGATATGCATTATAGGCAGGAGGTATTGCTCCTGGTACAAATTTAAAATCTTTTATCTGTTTTTTTGCCATATGTTATGCACCCAATGCTATTGCTAAAGCTGTTACTTTTGTATCTACGTATTTCTTTCTTGTTAAATGATTTTCTTCTGTAGGATTATTTTCTGCTGTGGCAGTTAAAAATCCAGCGTTGCGAGGCACAACAGTTCCCAGTTCAGTGTTATTTAATAAATCTATTGATCCTGTGTCAACGTTCACGTCATCAGCAGTTAGATTAGAAAAATTTGCTGTGCCAGGATTTGAAAAACCTATGTTCACATTGTTTATGGAACCAATATTGGATGGATTAATAGTCAATGATCCTGTGGGACTGATGTTTACATTGCCTGAACTGTTTAAATTTACAGTGGTTGTGGCTGTAAAATTTACAGCAGTAATATTCATGTTGCTGATAGAACCCGTAACAACGGCGGGAGATATTGAAACAGAACCAATTCCCGTAGGATTTAATTGTATGTCAGCATTTAATCCATTGGAAATAAAATTTCCTAAATTTATGATAGAAGTGAATGTTGCAGTTCCTGTACCGGTGGTTGTGATACCATTGGTAACAATATTACCCAATTCATCCACAACAAATCCTGGGCTTATAAAGCCTGATTGCGACTCAAAAGGATTGTAATTTATAGCCATTCTATCTCCGATTTGCTAATATTTATCAGTTTGTGGACAATTTAATTTGCTATTTTTGTAAAGGATTCTGTGTTTCAAAATACGTGGCTTGAAATATAACTTTGGCTCCAGAATAGGCATTCTGGGTGGGATTAACAATCAATTTCACATAAGATTCACTCACAGTAGCACTTAGGTTTATTAAAGGGTCACCCACAGTGGATCTACCATACACTGTAACAGTGGCATTGGAAGGATTGCCCACAAGCAAACATCTAATCATCTCTCGATTGTTGTTGTCAAAGTCCACTAATAAAGTGTATTCAGCACCAGAAATACTGGTCAAATCCCATCGGTCCAATACAGTGTCTGTTCTAACCACAGTGAATGGACCATTGATAGAAAAGTTCAACCCATTTTTTAATAATAGAGTGTTTTTTAAACCTTTGCCGAATAAATTATTCACATTGAACATGCTAATATTTACCTATTCTTTAAGGTCGTTTTGAAGGGATATTATTTTTTATTTTTTTTATAACCGTGTTTGAGCAAACTGTTTACAGATTGTACAACTTTATTTTCTATTTCAGAATCCATCTCCATTATGCCTTCATTGGTGCGATCAGCATATTCATCCATGGTGATTCTTATGGCACTGTAAACTCTACGTTCTTTGCCCAAATCAATCACATCAAATTTGGGCTCATTTGGATATGAAACATTTATTGGAAACGTTGCTCCTGTTAATACCGTGGCAGTTTTTTCAAAAGCATAAGCTATGTGTTGACCCACACTGTCACAACCTAAGAAATGATCAGCCATTTTGATCACAGCAGACCAAATTCTAATGTGTACATTTTGTGGTATAGCTATGGGATAATTAATTCCATCTTTGGCAAAATCCAAAGGAAATTCGCTCATTAATATTATGCCATACTGTTTGCCCAGTTGTCTTATGATATGTTTTAAATTTTCTATCTCAATACTTCTACCACTGATGTCATTAAAATCCTCTTCTTTTTTAGACATAATTCTTCCAAAAGGTTGAATCACTACAATTTTTTCTTTTTTAGTTTTTTCTTTAACCTCACTAATCATTTGTCTAGCAAATATCAATTCTTCTTTGGATAGATATATTTTAGGTCTTTGTAATTCCCTCACACCTTTTTTATTAATTGCTATGTCGTATGCTTGACTGATACTGCATTTTTGATTGTAGTATTCCCAAACTCTATATGGTTCTGGAGAATATAATTTTCTATCTTTTAAATAATCATTGAATATATTTTTGTGCCACACATCATATGCTTTATTATGCAATATAGGATGTCCTTTGTAAAAATCTGTACCGCCTTCACACACTATAATAAAATCATCTTTGGGATTTTCTTTGGCGTAATTTTCCAGTGCTGGTATAGAACATATTGTTCTACCTGCTCCACCGTTGATAAAAAATGCTGAATTCATATGATTAATTAGGTATGTATAATAATTTTTTAAATTCTGGCAAATAAAGATATTCTATTTTAGAATTTTCCAGGGTTCTAACTGCATCATCTAAAGTTTCTACCAAAGGTTCTCCACCCAAATTAAACGAAGTGTTAAACAATATAGGTATACCTGTTTCGTCTTTGAATGTTTTTATCAGATCGTAATAATGTTTATTTTGTTCTTCAGTAACTGTTTGTATACGACAAGTGCCATCCACATGAATAATTGAAGGAATTTTTTCTGCCACTCCTGGTTGACAATTCACAGCATACATCATGAATGGAGAATCATTCATGCCACGCAGATCAAACCATTCATGCACATCATCTTGCAGTATGGTTCCAGCAAATGGTCTAAAATATTCTCTATTTTTAACTGTGTTAACAAAATCTTTTCCGTCTTTGAATGTTGGATCAAACAATATGGATCTATTACCCAATGCTCTAGGACCGTTCTCTGATCTGCCTTGGAACATGGCCACTATGTTTTTTGATCTCATTAATTTAACAACATCTTTATGTGTAGCATCTGATATTATGATTTTATTATTGTCTTTGATTCTTACTTCAAGGTCAGATAAGGTGTATTCTCTCTTAGGACCCAAGTATAATGTATCATGAACTTTGGGAGTTTTGTCAGCAGATATTTGATGATAAAACATCAATGCTGCTCCCATTGCTGTGCCAGCATCATTAGATATTGGTTCCACATAAAATTCAATACCTTCTTTTCTTAAATGTTCTAAATAATAATAATTGGCCACACAATTTAATCCATATCCTCCAGACAACACTACTTTTTTATTATTGCTCATGGCCACTGCTTTACGAATTAATTTTAAAACTTGCTCTTGAGTTTCCATTTGACAAGCATACGCCATGTCTCTTCTATTTTGTAAAATTGTGACATCATCATAAATTGTGTCTATATTGTCACAAAGATAATCAAATATCTGTAAATTCACATAACCAGCATTGGGATATGTAGGCACAATTAAATTTCTATTGGACAATGGCAATTTAGAATTGTCTTCAAATAATTTTGGAATTTTATCATTGGGTTTTCCATAAGGAAATAATCCCATGGTTTTGCCGGCTTCAATGGGCATAAATCCACAATACTGTGTCACGGCTTCATAAACTTTTACAATACCAGCTCTGTCAGAGAATACGGCTTGATGTGTTTTGCCCGCCTCGTCTGTGATGTCTGAAGCAAAATTATCAAAGATAGCTCCTACCATAGGATCTTTATTTCCATAGTGTTTGTATAGTGTGTGAAAATTCGAAGGATAGTTGCAATTTACTATTGATTCTACTTCCCAAACTGTGGTTTGTCCTTGAATACTATTGCTAATAGGAATAAATGTTCCTGCTCCATCCACAATCACAGCCACTGCATCATTCCAACCTGATCTATAAAAAGCACAAGCAGCATGAAGTTTATGATGGACATGACTTAAATCAATCACTTGAGGGTGATTCATAACATCAGCTGTTCTGTCAATCAATCCCAATTTACGAGCCAACCCAGTATAAACATCATCTCCTGAAAAGTCCACTCTGCCTGCAGTGTCTTTGAGTTTTTGAGTGTGTGCTACAATCAAGTAATCTATCTTATCTGTGTATTTGAGTATTTCAATCATGCTGGCATAAGGGCCACCATCGTATTTGGATCTACTTAATCTTTCTTCTTCAATAGAAAAAACTACTTGTCCATCTTTCAATAGACAAACTCCTGAATTGTGTCCTCTAGCAATAGCTGCTATGTATCCTGTGGGTTTATTTTTCATTTTTATTCTTTCCTAGTATTGTTCCTATAGTAAATTCTTCTATTTCATCATTCATACTCATTAATAATTCGTTTTTTCTGCTGATTCTTTCATCCATGGTAATTCTTATAGGGTCATATTCTCTATCAAGTTCGCCCATGTCTAATATATTAAAAAACTCACAATTGGGATAAGAAGTATTGATTGAATATGTTGGTCCTAATACCACTGTGCTGGGTGTTCCCACAGCATAGGCCAGATGTTGTCCCACACTGTCACAACCTAAGAAATGATCAGCATTTTTAATAATAGCTGCCCATTGTCTCAAACTCACATTTTCTAACATGGCCACTTCATCCGAATAGTTTTGATCTTTCAAATCTATTCCAAATTCTGACATCAATATCACAGCAAAATTTTCTGCTTGAAGTCTTTTAATTAAACTTTTAATATTTTTAAATTCAAGACTTCTTCCAGTTTTATCCACAAAACTTTTATCTAAATGTTCAATACCCCTGCCAAAAGGTTGAAAAATAATTGTTTTATCTTTTTTAATTTTATCTTTGATATCAGTAACAACTTTTTTACCCATAATTAATTCTTCTTTGGATAATACAAATGTAGGAGCAGGCAAATCTCTTATGCCTTTGTCATTGATTAATATATCAAATGCTTGAGAAAGATTACATTTTTGATTGAAATATTCCCAAACTCTGTATGGTTCTAAACTAATTACTTCTCGTTCAGCTATTTTAGTTTGAAAAAGATTTTTATGAAACATTTCATAAGTTTTAGCATCCAGTATAGGATGTCCTTTGAATATGTCTGAAACACCTTCAATTACCACTATAAAATCTTTGTCACCAGATTCAGCAGCGTACTTTTCCAATGCTGGAATAGCACAGATTATTCTGCCAATACCTCCGTTTAAAAAAAATGCTTTAGATCTTGTCATAGTAATACTGTGTGTGTTGGTCACACAGTATTATATATCTATGGGGTGTATTGAGTTGATTAATTTTTGAATGATTAGTAAATTGGTACCTGATGTTTGAATGGGATTTTCCAGTGATCCACTGCAGCATATTTGGTAGGTACATTTTCTAACCAAGTTTTGTATTCTAATAACTTTGTTTTTTGTTCCTCTGTTAATTCAGTATTTTCGGCTAATCCTTTTTCAATTCCTTGAATTTGAGTTTGCAAACTGTCTAAGAATTGTTGTCTTGATAGAGCATGCACTCTAAATCTTGGCATTACCCATGCACCGTTTTGAAATTTTAATTCATGTGAATAGTAGGTTTGTGCTATCATGCCTGATTGGTCATCATAACCAAACTCATAAGTTTCTGGGTCGCCATTGTCGTCCAAAGTACCCAACTCAGTTTGATAGTTGTCTGTCACACCTGTGTCATACAGTCCCGTAACATACGCAGCTTCAAATGGATTTATTGTGGCATCAATTGTTTGCCAATATTTTCCTGGCTCTTTGGGATAATTGTCAAATGAATTCATTTCTTCCGACTTATCTGTCATGTATACATAACGATCTACAAAATGGGTGGTTGAATCTATTTGAACTTTAATGTATCTAGGACCATTATAAGTGGCTGGCCAAACTTTGTTCAAAGTTTTGGTATCTTTGTATGGTTCGTCGTTTAGAGGTATATTAAAATTTTTAGTTATCATAATGTTTCCTTATTCTTATTTAGCTTATTTAACATAAAAAAATGTTAACTGGCTATAAATTTGATTCGTACTCCTCCCCATCCACCTCTAATACCGTGGTCTCTCACATCTCCACATGGTAATGGAGGTAATCCACCTGCTCCAATTGGCAAGAATGGTGAACATCCTTGCATTTCATAACATCCACAAGATGCATCTGATCTCCAACAAGATGTTTGAGGAACTCCTCTTTGTGCACCTTTGCTCAATGAGCCCAGAGCAGAAAGATATTGAGTTAATTGGTTTCCTGACCACTGACTGGATGGTATTGCATCTGTGTCTGGTCTGTATGAAACTGTGGCACCTTCCACAGCATACATTCCTGGAGGAATAGCAGCATGATGAATAAAGTTACAATTACAATTTGGATAACATCCAAAGAATGAAGCACATCCAATGGTTCCACAACAGTTCACATCACCACCGTAGGCCAATGCTTCCCAACCACCGCTACAATGGTTACAAATTATACCGCAGTTGTCTCCACCTCCCCAAACTGAAGCTGGACCGCAACCGCAAAATCCGCCAGCAGTAAAACAACACCACAGTGATGTGCCTGAGGAACAAAAAGCTGTGCCGCCTCTACCACCTCGAGCACACATACAACCGTTTGTAGTTGTACTGGTCCAACATACTCCTGTGGGGTCACCGCAGCCTGAAAAACATAAAGAGTGAGAATAAGGAGGGAATCCCACAGAACCACACACAAACTGAGTGGTAGTCACTGAGATAGTTCTTTTAGAATATCCACCTGAGTTGCCTGGTAATCCTCCACCACAACAACACATACGAGCTCCTGGACCTCCAGATCCCCAAATTTCTACTTGGGCTGTGCCAGTGGCTGGTGGTTTCCAGCAGAAAAAATTACAAAATTGAGTATAAAAAGTTCCTGGACTGAAAGCAAAAATAACACCTTGCTCAATGTTAGTTTCTGTAGGGTCCAACGGAGATCTACTTGATAATATACTTTTTAATCCTGCCATAATTTATATTCCTGTTCCTGTGTATTTAATCCTAATCAGTCCGTGTCCGCCACGATATGCGTGATCTCTCACATCTGGACATGGATGTGGAGGTGTTCCTGGAAAACCTGGAGGAGCAAATGGTATACAACCGTTCATGTTGTAACATCCGCAATATCTATTTCCAGTCCAACAAGCTGAATAGTGCATACCATGAGCAGCATTTTTACCTGCTAGTCCCAATGTATGAATATATCCGGCCATGGTAGCACCTGACCAGTTGTAAACTCCGTTATCGTTGTCAGTGGTATAATAAATGTAAGCTCCACAATCTGCAAAGAATTTTGGAGGTGTTCTCAACACATAGATGTAAGCACAATGACACATAGGATAACATCCGTGAGCCAACACACAGCTGATACCGCCATTGATTTTGCAAACACAAGTGCTGTCTGCCGCAGGTACTGTGCCGATTCCAGCAAATCCCACTGCTTCATAACAGCTCCAAGTAGCACATGAACAACCTCTGAAATTACAAATAGTTCCGCAGTTTTCATTGCCTGTCTTTGTGGTACAGAAACAGTTGGCAGTGAAACAGCAGTACATGGAAGGAGTGCTAGAACAGAAACTCATTCCGCCCACGCCACCTTCTGCACACATACATCCATTGGTGCTGCTTCCAAACCAACATACTAGAGTGGGGTCTGATCTGCCTCTGAAACATATATCGTCTGAGTTACCACAAGACAATCCCACCACACCACACACAATACAACCTGAGGTAACAGCAATGGTTTTGCTCACATAAGAACCTGGATTACCTGGTGTTCCAAATCCGCAGCAACACATTTTTGCTCCAGATCCACCTGCACCCCAAATTTCAATCTGAGCTGTGCCTGTGCCCGGTGCTATCCAGCACACGTGACATTGAAAATTATGTCCTACGCTTCCAGAACCCGGAGTATAGGTCCAAATTCTACCTTTTTCCAAATTGGTTTCTATTCCTGATACTAAGAAATCTTGTTTGGTTTTTAATAATGTGGTTAAACTAACTGGCATAATTATGATCTCACAAATTTAATTCTAACTGCTCCATGTCCACCTCTGCTGGCATGGTCTCTAACTCCTGGGCAAGGATAAGGAGCCAAACCTGGCCATCCTGCTGGATAATAATGTTTACATCCATCGTTTTGATAACATCCGCAACCACCTGAAAATCCCCAACAAGTGGAGAACATGTGACCCATCTGTGGCCATCTTGTAGTTGCTGACAATGCTGCCAACATTTCATGACGTCCTTGACCCGACCAGTTGGATGCTCCTGATCCGTCTATACCTACAAATGAAACTTCCACTCCTTGTTGACTGATCTGACCTGAAGGGCCTCTCACGTGTTGAGTGGTGTAGCAAGGACACAATTGACAGCCAAAGAAACTCACTCTACTGAATCCTCCTGGACAATTGGTTGATCCACCGTATGCAGTGGCTTGCCACATGCCTGGACAGTAGTTACAAATAATTCCGCAGTTGTCGTTGTTCGTTTTGGTAGCACAAAATCCGTTTCCTGCAAAACAACAATATCCTGATGTGCCTGTGGAACAATAGCTGATTCCGCCTTTGCCACCTTGAGCACAAATACAACCACAACATGTGGTTCCTTGTTCATACCATGTGATACCACTGGATTCGCCACAACCTCTGTCACACAAAGCATCAGCACCACCGCAAGAATATCCTGTGTTACCTGTGAGATATCCGCAGGCAGTTAATATAATTTTTCTTTTGGAATAAGCTCCAGGATTACCTGGCAGTCCGTATCCGCAACAACACATTTGAGCACCAGATCCGCCTGCACCCCAAACTTCCACAGTGGCAGTTCCAGCCACGCAAGGTTTGAAACAAAATCCTCCTGGAAATTTATCATAACCTGCTCCAGGATAATACAACCAAATTCTACCTGATTCGATATTTTCTTCAGGTGAAGCCGCAAAGGAATCCTGTTTGGATGCTAATAAGTTTCTTAAATTTGTCGGCATACCTGTTTACTTTCCGTTTTATGTTGTTGACTGCGTATAATAAAAATTATACAGAACCAACGATCCAACCATAAGTTGCACCAGTATAAATTAGAGTAGTAATCGATCCGTTCAAGTCAATTACCAAAGTATCAAGCACTCCATTTATTTTTGCACCATTATTTTGCACTGTGATGTTATTTGTGCTGGCAACATTTCCCACGTCAATAATTTGAATTGTGTCGTTATCAAATAAACTTGCGACTGTGGGTAATGTAATGGTAAATGCACCTGAAGCACTGGTAGCCAATATTCTGTCATTGACCAAGGCACTGTAGGTTGTTGATACTGATCTAGTCGTTACACCGGCTGTACCAGTTGTTGATATATATCGTCCCATTTGTTTATCCTTTTATTTACTACTATTTATGCTAATACCCAATTGTTTACAGTGTTGATGTTTCAATACCATAAACAACCACACTAGCTCCTGCTGCTGAAGCATAAGCTACTATCTTCTGTCCTGCTGCTAGTACCAATCCAGTTCTTTCCAAAACTCCTTTGGCAAGTACTTCAGCATCGTATTCAACGTATTCTGAAGTGGTTGGTGTAGCGGCATCTGCTATAGCCAATCTAAACGCTTGTGCTTGATTGCTTCTATTGCAGAAATTCACAGATACCACTGAAAAAGTGTCAGCGGGACATGTGTAGACAGTAGCATTAGTACCTGTTGCTAAAGTAACGGTTCCTAATCTTCCTGTTGCCATATTTTATTCTCCTTTTTTAACTTTGTACAAAGTAACTCATTGCCACAGGAGCTCCACTGATTCCACCAGTAAAGTTCACCACGGCACTTATAGTTATTCCTACTCCAGTTGTTGTTGTGATAGTATTTCCAGATATTTGAATCAATCCAGCAGTAAGCAAGTTAACGTTTAATGAGCTTGCACCACCGCCAATTTGGCTGGCGATGTAAGTTCTGATTGCTCTCTGTGTCGGTACAATACTATCGCTATTGGCCGACATGGTTCCATCTGTGGAAAACTCATTGATAGAAGCACTGGTGCCTCCCAATGTTAAATCCCCCAACTGAAGTTCTTGTAGTCCCGAAATATTAAATGCATCTGCGTTCAAAGTGGCTATACCAGTGGCCTGTTCTACTGAGAATAAATCTCCCACTCGGAAGTTACCGTCTTGATCTGTGCTGGTAAAGAACACACGTCCACCACCACTCTCCACAGTTTCATTGTCTGAATCTGGTTCTTGACTAGGCAATCCAGGATAGTTGGTTGTGGCTTTTCCACCAGTTCCAATGTCCAAGAAGTCGTGACCTGTTAAACGCACTTGTGAATATCTTATTTTAATTGTGACTGCTGTGCCATGTGCTGCAGCATCGCTCACACTCACTTCTGGACTCAATTGCAACAATGCTGAGTAAGGATATTGAGTGCCCAATAGTGATTGCACACTTACCAGTTTGTAATAAGTGGTTGGCAAGTGACTGAATTGTACATTGGCTCCTGCCTGTGGAATTTCTGATAATCCTTCCACTTTGATGAATTTTCCATTTTGTTTGCTGTCTCGGTATCCACCAAATGATGTGACTCTTGGAGTGCCTCCAAGATTGAATGTTTGGAAATTTGTAGTGTCCAGTGGAGTGGTCAATGCTGCATTCACATATAATTCAAATGTGTTGGCTCCTGTGGATTTGGTATAGTACCAAATACCAGTGTTCAATTCGTTCATGCCAGCCAGACCTGTGAATGTCACTTTGGTCGCATCAGCATAACCATGTGCTGAGGTTGTGGTAACCACTGCAGGTGATGCTTTGGTAACTCCGCTCACAGTTTTTTGTGAACCATCTTCAGTGATCAAACAACTAGCAGTCACATATGATGATCCTCTGTTGGTCCATGTGGGTTGACCCAACACCCCATTGCCAATGAAAGTTTCATATGGTGCGTCCACAGAGTTGCTAGGATCTACTATGGTCATGGTAGGCACACTTGAATAACTTGATCCTGGTTCTAATATTCTAACGGAAGAAATTTTATTAGTTGTTACTACTGCTCTAGTTCTAGCTCGAACACCTGCAAAGGTCACTGTGATATTGTTGTCACCATTAACCACTGCTGCTGTTGAATCAAGATCTGGACCGGCACTCAATATAATTCTTGTGTAAGAAATGGTAGATAATGTGATATAATTTCTAGTGATTGAAGAAATTTTAGTGTCTTGATTAATGAAACTGTCCACAACAAAAGTTAAACCTGTGGGTGTTCCTGCAGCAGTCACAACAGCTGAACCACCTGCAGAAGTTGATAGTGTAAATGTAGTGCTGCCGTTGGTGGCAATGATATAATAAGTGGTCGGACTAGTGTAAGCTGCAATAGAGCTCACATTGTAAGTCAATGTGGTAGGTGTTCCTACAGCGGTCACAATCGGTGCGTTGGCCACTGTTTGCAATGTGAATGTGGTTGATCCGTTAGTAGCACTGATTTTGTAAGTGGTGGGATTGGTATATCCAGTGATACTGCCTTGAGCTCCTCCAGCTGGTGCTGTGCCGCTCAATGTTATATATTGTCCTACTGCCAATGTGAATGATGCAGCTGAGCATGAAAATTGTCCTGCTGTGCCTGTGATAGATACACCAGTTAATGTGTTTGTGTTGGCCAAAGTGCCTGATGCAGTCACAGACATTCCCTTATACAATAATGTGCTGGTGCATGAAAATTGTCCAGCAGCTCCTGTCACTGCCACAGAACTTAATGTGTTCACAGTGTTTACATATACTCCATCTCCCACAGATAATGCTGGAGAAAATGCATCATAAGAAGATGTAGTGATCAAAAAGTCTGTTCTTGAGCTGGATAATGCTTTGGTATAAGTGGCTGATGTTGCAGGAGCAAAAGAAACTGCTGTTGCTGTTCTTGTGCTGGGAGCCGACATGATTAATCTTGGTTCTACGGAATATTTTGTGGTACCATCCAACACCGATTCGCAAGGAACTACGGTCATTGATCCTGTGGCAGCAGAAAGATCCACGGCTGGTCCTGATAAACTTGCACTCACTTTAAATTTTGTAGTGGTAAATCCTGAAGAAATCACATAATAAACAGTGTTGTTTTGAATGCCACCAAATGTGGTGCCTGTGAATATAACAGCCATGTTGGCTGCTAATCCTGATGTGTTGTCAGTGGTGATAAGATCTGATGCTTCTGTGACAGTGCATACTCTTGGAGTCAAATGATCCCAACCTGCTGCATGCAATGTCATGCTGCCTGTGTCATTGCTGGCCACATCAAATGTTGCTCCACCTTGTGCAGTGGAAATAGTAAATTGTGTTGAATTAGGAATAGTTTTTATGTAATATATGGTCACGTTGGTGGCCGAAACGTTCACACCACCCACTGCTGTGCCACTGAACATGATGGGTTGATTCACATACAATGTTTTGGTGCTGGCCACTGTGAATAAATCTGTGGCAGCTGTGGCAGCTGTCACTGTTAATGTGTCGAATGAATCTTTGGCTACTTTGGCTAATTTACTACCTGCATTGAAACTCACAATGTAACCGTATTGACCTGCACCCAATCCTTCAGTGACATAAACAGCCATTCCTATCAAAGCAGCACTGTTGTTGCTGTCTGTGTTGGAAATTGTTATTTGAGTAGGAGTACCACTCTGTGCCACGTTGCTTGATTGAACATAGCCATCTCCACCAAAGTTGCTTTCTGGGGATGTCACTGTTTCTAATAATCTAACTTCTTCCAATGCTCCGTTTTTATAAACTGGAGTTAATATGTCACCAAATCCATCACCAATGATGTCAATGGTTGCGTTGGAATAATTTACACCTGCATTGCTGTATTCTAATGCTAATATTCTGCTTCCATCAGTGAACACATTGGCCACTGTGGCATCTGTGCTTTGATTGTCCACTGTGGCAGTGATTGGAGTTTCTGTAACGTCCATACCTTCTGACACTGAACCATACAATCCATATGAGTTGTTACCATTGGTAGCACGAATTTTTCCTCCATTTTCAGCCAAATATCCAATGTGACAGTAGTAACTGAATATAGAAACCAACTCAGCTCTGCCCAAATTAGTCACCCATGCTCCAATACCGTCAGATATAAGATGTGTGAAATCGTTGGCCACGATGGAATCATTTCCACCATTGTGTAAATTTCCATCCACTTTTAATCCTATACATCCATTACCAAATGTACTCACGTTCTGTACATAAGGTGATCTAGAAGAAATCCAAACTTCTTCGTGGGTTGGTCCCCAACCTGGATCCAATGAAGCATAAGCACCTGCTGATGGTCTGCGTGTGCCATAAGCATTAAGAGCACCCAGTGTTCCAGACAATCCTTGTAAAGTACAATTTCTTAAACCAGTGGCATTTCTCAATAAGAACATGTTTTGCGTTTCAGAACCCAGCACTGAATTCACATAGCATTCAGCAGCAATCAATGATTTATAATTGCCAGTGTATATTAAATCTTCCATTATGCCTTGCAATAATTCTCTATTGTCTGATTTACAATGATCTTGCAATGCAGTGGTAAAATTGTAATTTGGCCATGTTTTTTGTATCCAAGCCACCACTTCTGCCACAATAAATTCAATATTGGCATTGATTCTCAACACAGCATCTGTGTAACCTATGGCAGTCTCTGGTGTGTTGCTGCCTGATGTGGCTGGCAAACTGCCTGCAGCATTAATTCTGTAATTGATGTAACTGTAAATGTCTGTGGCAATAGAAGCTGCAGCTGAAGCTGCTGGTGCTGAACCTGCTGGTCCTGCTTGGTTTTGACTTTGTGTGTTGCCTGCAGATACACTGGCAACAGTGAATGTTTTAGCAGAGCTGCCTGCTCCAAAAGAATTACCTGGGAAAGTTAATGTGTTGCCTACCACATATCCTGAACCTGTGGTATTCACCAGTACTGAAGTGATAAAGTTTGATGCATCCACAATCACGTTAAATGTGGCTGACGATCCTGCTCCACCTGTAATTGATATATTAGTATACGATCCTGTGAATACTCCACCTGTCAAAGCAGTTAATCCATAACCACTCACTGTGAGCACTCCTCCACCAGGTGTGGGAGTCACTGTGGTGTTTAATACAATATCATCAATGATGTTGTACATTCTTTGTAATCCTGTTAAACAATAGCCTGTGGTTCCGGCTGGAGTGGTGATGCCAGCTGGTCTGATATTGGTTGATCTTAATTCATCTCCCACTATGGCTGTATTTTTTCTTACTCTAATAGGTAATACTTCTTCATACATACCAGTTTTTACCAGAACAGTATTGCTGGCAATGATTTCTGATGGCACATCATCGTCCACTCCTGCTGTGATAGCATCTGTAACGATTTGCATTAAATTTTCAATCTGTGTTTGTGCTGTGGATTCTTCCAATACAGTGGCATCAACCACTTGAAGTACAACTCCTTGAGATGGAGTGTATCCTACATCGTTGGATATCACAGAGTCTATAATCACCAATGATCTGTTCAATGCTGCCACAGATTCAACAGATACTCCAGCACCACCACCCAACACTGGTGAAGAAGAAGTCAAATATTCCAATGCTGCTAATCTTGTTCTTTCATTGCCGCCATGACCTAAATCCCATAATATAGCATCAGTCACTTGACCCATATCTCTTTGAGTTGAAGTGGTATTGTAATACAACGCCACAGTCATTGTGCCTGAAGCTGTGTTTAAAGGCACTGCTGTGCCGCCCACTGATGTGCTCACTTTGAATTTTGTTGCAGTTAATCCTGCGGCTAATACATAATAAGTTTGTCCCGTGTTGATATTGCCAAATGTGGTGCCAGTGAATCTCACAGCCATGCCTGATCTCAAAACAGTGTTGCTGCTGCAGGTGATCAAATCAGTGCCAGTTGTGGTATTGGTGCAAGTGACTGTGTAGGTCGCATTCAACCAAGCCACAATTTCTCTTTGAATGAATGCTTTGTTTCTCAATAATAAATTTCTAGCATTGGGATATAACGCTCCTCTTTCCACTTGTTGATTGGCATATCTCACAGATCTCCAAGGTTTGTCTAATGTTTGTCCATAACCTGGTGCAGGTTCATCAACTCCTGAAGTGGACACATACCAAATGTTGTCTATTTTACCAAAGTATTTCCATTCTGGTAATGTGCCTGCTGTGTTCACTGCCAACACTTGACCTGGATCACCGATAGGTAATCTCACTGGACCTGATGGACCGTATATTAATAAATCTCCCTGAGTGGTCAGTGCATTGTTTTCTGCTCCGCCTGATAACAATTGCCAGTATGGTCCTGGATTTACATAAGGTCCTGGTGCAGCATCTGGTTTATTAATCTCAGTTGGTCCTGTATTATTTGAAGTGTGTTGTTGAATACAAATATAACTGTCAGTGGTATTGATAATACCTCGTACCACATCACCTTTGTCGTAATAAGTGGCATTGGTCCAAGCACCTTTCCAATAGATGCCTTCATTTAATTTGTTCCAATAAGTTAAATTAGGTGGTCTGTTGCCTGTGGTATCTGCCACTGCAATATAAGTAAATCCACCCAAACGCACCACATCTCCTGTTTTGTAAGCAGTGGCTCCGTTGTAGTCTCCTCTTAGATTGAATCCTGTGATGAATAATTGCCAATCAACTCCTGAATATGTGAAAGGATTTTTATTGGTGTTGTTGGTAGAAGCCACATAACTGTAACCTCCATAAGTTACAAAATCTCCCACATTATAATTGGTAACTGAACTCCAACTGTCTTCAAATTCTAAACCTGGAATGAATATTGCCCAATTGGCTTCATCTGCTGCCAATGTGGTTGTGGAAACGTGAAATGTGGTACAGATCCAAAGACTGCCACCTGATTTCACAACATCATTTATTTTGTATCTTGTGGATACTGCCCAATCAGTTTTGTATTCAACACCTTTGTGTAAGTAATCCCACTTGCCTTGATCTGCTTCCAATCCACCACCTAATGTGGTTGCAGAACTATTGGATGTGTGACCTAAATTACAAACATACAATTGTCCACCATAACGAACCACATCTCCCAATTTGTATCTGGTAGACACTGTCCAAGTGTTTAACCAATT